TACAGATGATGCTTTAAAATTGATGGCAGATGTTCGTAAAGGACTTGGACTGTGAAAACATTCAGAGACATTAAAAATCAGGCAGTAAGACAGAACTTCAGACAGAAGGAATGCTTCACTGAGGGACAGACTGTGATGAATGTTAACACTGGTATCAAGGGGAGAATAATCCGCACTGGACCTAACTACGTTATCTGTGTTTCCGAAGCCCAAGAAATGTTTAGAGCTTGGGTGAGGGACATAAGAGAAGTCAATGAAAGTATAAATAAACCAAGAAGAACAGCCTTTTTTACTCATGGACAAGCAAGCACCTACAACATCAGTGCAACATAATGATGATTATTCTAAAGCACTAATCGAATCATATGCACAGTGGATGGATGGAGATACCTTCCAAGGAAGTACCATCTCAGAGGAACCTGCTACTATTGAAACACCAATAGGTACTATACCTAAGCCTGATTTTGATAAGGAAACTATCCCTACTATTAAAGTGGTCAACACTGATGATGGTAGTAAGAAAGATCCTAAGTTTAATGCTGGTCCTCCTGATAGTACTAAGAACAAATCTTCTTATGGTGCTCAGATAAAACAGACCAATATTGTTAGTAAGGAAGAGGTTGAAGTTGAGAAGAAGGCAACTAGAGAAGAATTAGAAGCTAAGTTAGAAGAGATTCTCACAGAACTTAGTGAAATGACTCAGACTACTTTCACTGTAACTAAAGAGAGATGGGAGAAAGCAGCTGCGGAGAGAGAAGGCACAGTAGTTGAAGAAGAAGCAGCATGTGAGTCTAAGAAGCAGAAGACCATCGATAAAATAATGAGTTATTCTAGAAAAAAGTAGAAGGGCTTGCACATGATAGATGGGGTCTAGAAGAAGGCAAGTCTAAAAAGAAGAAGACGGTTGAGGTTATGCCTCGTATTGACGATGGTAAGGATCAGAAGGATCCAAAGAAAGGACCAGACATATACGTGAAGAACTAAATAATATTAATTGAGTTTTTATTATGACATTAGCAAAAGAGGCAATACTCGAAGCACTTAAGTGTTGTAGAGATGTGTATCCACATAAGCAAGACTTCCTAGTTAGTAGGAAGGTGGAAGGTCATACCATTCTTGCAGTTGAAGGAACTAATGAGACTACAGACTGGGTAACCAATCTGAAGTTTCTTATTAAACGTGACGATTGTCACAGAGGATTCAAGAACAATGCTAACAGGACACTAGCCGAGCTAGTGGTAGCATATGAAGGATTGGATCCTAAGAGAAAGCTTGTTATCGCAGGTCATTCTCTTGGTGGAGCTACCGCAACATTAATTGCAGACTTGTTATGGGAGTCAGGCAATAAGAATATTGCACTAGTCACTGCTGGTTCACCTAGACCAGGTGGACGTAAGCTTAGAAAGAGAGTTAAAGATCTTGAACATCTTCGGTTTGTGCATGGTGATGACATTGTTCCAGGGACTCCTCCTTGGCTCGCTGGCTATGTACACACTCATCCAGTTATCAAACTAGATGACGAGAAAGATACTCGTTTTGATGGAGTTGCTTACCATAATATAGGTGACTATTATGAAGCAGCTCTCAAATATTATAAATAACTTCAGGAAATTAATTGTAAATCAATAGGAATTAAGTCATGCCCATACTTGGATCTATAGACAGTGCTGATTTTACTGCCACAGTTGCAGTTACTCAAGACTCAGCAACTGTTACTAAAGGCTCAGCAGACACCATTGTCGCTGGAGATATAATAGTTCTGGACAGTGTTCAGTACTATACTAAAGTAGTCGAAGGTAATACCATTACCCTCGGTAAAGTCTATGCTGGTGCTACTAATGCTACATTAGCAGCAAATAAGGTACAAAGACGTACTGCACCCAAGGCATTGGCTGATTTCCTATTAAGTAATGGAACCTCTACTGCATCTACAACTAACATTGTTGGTGTAAGTACAACTGAAGCACAGCTTTCAGAAAACAAAGCACGTGGTATTTCTAGTCCTGGATGGTGGGCATACAGGACATATACAGATGCTGCTGGTTCCACACGTCATAAGTCAGAATTGATTACATCATACAAAGATGGATCCGCATTTAGTGGAGACTTCACTGATGATACAATTGCTGGTGATATTACTTCCACAATTACAATTGATACTCAACCTGCTAACCAGAACACATCTAGTGGTGCTGCAACATTCACTGTCGCTGCATCTTCTACAGGATCTGGAGCATCTCTCACTTATCAGTGGCAGAAGCTTGATGTTACTGGTGGAGAATGGGCAGATGTATCAGGTGCAACTAGTGCATCTCTCGTACTTGCTAGTCAAACTGCTGATGAGACTGGAGATAAGTATAGAGCTAAGGTCAACAACTCCATTGGTGGTGTTGAAGTAATCACTGATGGTGCTGCTACACTAACATTCGTTAGCTAATGTAAATGAATTTTGATGAATTGAACCAGGATAACTGGTTGATGTTTGCTATTAAAAATTATGATAACCCACTCTCTGTAACCTACGAAGACTTTGAAGAAGATTTAAAACGCTTCAAATATATTAAGAGACTTCTGAGGAGATATGAAACGAGTGGAGATTTCAAGGTTCATTTGATCCTAAATCATATTATAATACTATATAATGCATTTGGTGATGCAGCAACACCGTTGCTATTCTTTAAGATAGATGCATCCCATTGGTCTATACTGAAAGCTTTTATGTGTTTTCTGGATAGACTACCACCTACAATAAAT